GGAATTTATCCTGTATCTAGGTATCCAGCAGAACTAGATAAATATGGAGACAAAACTTTAAAAATAGTTGCGTCTAAATCATTCAAACCCTGTAAGAGCTTCACTCAAGCAGAGTTGAATTTTGCTGGAAAAGTTCTGGATGAAATAGTGTCTCCTTTTGAAGTTTTAACGGATGAAGAAGTGATATGGGGAACAGAAAAGTTAGCTAGATTAAATAAGAAGTCGTCTAATGGTTTTGGGTGTTTTAAAGATAAAAGTATTTACATTGACTTTGAGAAGGGTGAAACTACAACTATGTTTAAGAAGGAGTTAGAACAAATCGAATTAGAAGCTGAACAAGGGCATGTAAATTATCAAAATTTGTTGTGGTTTGAGTGTTTAAAGGACGAAGTAAGAAATGAAGAGAAGGAAGGAGTTCCGAGAAGTTTTAGAGTGGGTACTATACACCAGCAGTTTTTAATGAAAAAATATTTTGGAAGAATGGTGGAAAACATCATGAGTAATAGAGATTTTAACAAAATAATGGTTGGTTGTAATCCTATTTCAGAGTGGCCAAAAATTTTTAATGATATGCAATCAGGCAGAATATTTGCAGGCGATATAAAAAATTGGGATGGAGGGATGAATCCTATGATTCAAGAAATGATAGCAAATGTTTTGTGTCGCAAGAGTATAAATAAATGTCCCAATTTGGTTCAAGCTCTTGCTGGTACTCTTACTAATTCTATTGTTGTAGTGCATAAGGATTTGTATATTACAACTCACTCGATGCCCTCAGGAAGTTATTTAACTGCTATCGTAAATAGTATAGTTAATAAATTATACACTGCTATATGGTATTATCGGAATACTCAAAAACCTACAACCTATGGTTATTGGACAGATGTGTCGGATTATGTTTATGGAGATGATAAATTAAATGTTGTCAGAAACCATTTTGAAACGCTGAATGCATTTACAATGGAGGAATTTTTTACTGACGCTGGTTTGGGTTTTACTGATGCATCTAAAAATGCTATTCAGTCACCTTTCCAACATATAAGCGAAGTTTCTTTTTTGAAAAGATCTTTTGTTTTTCATCAAACACTGAAGAAAATTGTTTGTCCTTTGGAGTTGAGGGTTATTCAGAATACTCTGTCTTATTATGATGGAACGAAAGACCAAATAGTAGTATTGAGAGATAAAATAGCAGCTGTGCAAAGGGAGATGTTTTTGCACAATGATTATGAAGCTCTTTTGGAAGACTTGTATTTTCGTTTAAGGAAATATAAAGTTCCTTGGGAGAAAATTCCCTATCTTACTATGGTTAATTATTTTATAGATGATCATAGTGAAATACCATTGTCTTTTTCTAATCACTTATATTTTTAGTTTTTATTTTAATAAAATTTTTTCATATATGCGTTTTTAACATATTTGTTTTTTTAGTAAATTCTTTTACAAATAGCGACAGGGAAGAATTTTATATAGTTTTTTAAAAGAAGCCATCTATTATTGTTGGTTATGGTAGTAACCAACTAGATGTAAATTAATGCTACCTCAAATGAAAGTAATAATGAAAACAATGTTGTTGACGCAACTATAAACACAGTCGAATCTGGCATGTTGGAAAATATGTCAAAAATGGGAATTGTCGAAAGCTACCAAGATACAAAAAATAATGTGGAAGTAGTTTCGCAAAATTATTTATCTGGAATTAGATTAAGAAATAATATTGAACCTAATATGATGTTTGAGACTTTTCCAGAACAAGCAAGTGTATCTTCTGAATTTTTGATGGATTATACACGCATATTAAATAAGCCTTTTAGAGTAGGTACAGTAAAATGGACCGACTCAGCGCTACGAAATACTTTTTTAGATGTATTTCAATTTCCGGATTTGTTGTTATCTAATCCGTTAGCGTCTATTCCTTTTGATGCATCTACATTATATAGATGTAAAGCCAGCTTGATATTGCAAGTGTCAGGTACGCCAATGCATCAAGGAACTGTTGTGGCCGCTTGTTTACCGGTAGGGTACGGAACTGAATTAAATCCAGTAACGACAGGATTAAATGTGACTAATACTTTACTGGCTGCACCACATGTGTTCTTATCAGCTAATGAAAGCACACCAGCAACGCTGGAAATTCCATTCTACTCAAACACTAAATTAATGAAGTGTGATACTGACTTATCAACAGTTAGTCCAAATTTTGCGTTGAGGGATTACGCAGATATTGCTTTATGCGTTTTGAATCCTTTGAATGCTCCTACAGGTGGCTCTACAACATTAACTATAACAATGCATGTAGTGTTTAAATATTTGGAGTTTTATGCTCCGCACGTAGATACACGTTATCAGGCTGAAGGTCTAATAGATACAGTTAAGAGTTTTGGAACCAAAGCTATTGATAAAACTTTTAGTACTGCAAGGGAAGTAACAGGCGATTTCTTCGATACCGCAAGAGGATTAGTTAAGGCTTATACAGGGATGCACAACCCTAATAATCCTGAGCTAGTTGATAAATGTCAAGTTACTATGAGACAACTTCCTAATGTGGTAGATAAACCCACACAATATGAAAAATTGGACCCATTTTATGATTTTGATAGAATTACGACTCAACCAATTTTTGACACTACGCGCGATGAGATGAACATTAGAGAAATTTTGAGAAAACCGCAATTTATTGGTACTTTTGCAGTTTATGATGATACTTCTGAAGGTAAGTTGCTTTGGTCTAGACCAATAACTCCTTTGCAAGAATTTAGAAATATAACTTATACCAACTCTAATTTGCAAATAATACAGTCTTATTATTTTACTAATTTACAACAGACATTAGCTACTATGTCCAAATATTGGAGGGGAACGTTAAAATTACACATTCAGTCTAATATGTCTAACTTCCATTTTTGTAAACTTTTAGTTGCTAGAGATTATTCCGTTAGAAATTTAGCTTTGGCCAATCCAGGTGTAGCGCCTTTGTATGATCAAATTTCAAATTTTCCTTGTGAAACTTTGGAGTTTGCTGCAGGGGGTCAAGTTCAAACTATAGATTTACCTTTTGTTTCTTCATTAGAACAATTACCAGTAACTCAATCACCTAAATTGAACGCTTCAGAACACGGTGTTATTATATATATTTAAACCAGCCATTAATAACAAATGGTACTGTGAACAGATTTGTTGAGTTTAATGTTTATATTTCGTGTGGCGATGATTTTGAGTTGTTTGGTTATGCTACGGATCCTTATCGTATTTTATATCCAGG